TTGTCAACGGTTGCAGAGGAAATGGAGAATGTTGGAGACAGTGCTAAAAAAACTACTAAAGACTTAGAAGAGACACAAACATTTCTTGGCAAATTCATTGATGGTTTTTTAAGAAAAACAACCGGAGGTACTGGTTTCTTTCACAGAATGATGTATGGTGTAGACGGTTACTTTATTTTTAAGAACAGATTAGACGGTATGCTTTCATTTATTGATAGGGGTTTTTTACGACCTATTATGGGTATGGGTGACAAAAACGATGGGATAATTTCTAGAGTTTTAATGGGGGTTAATGAAGACTATACAAAAATGAAGGATTTGATTTTTGGCCCAACTCCTCAACAAATGGGTGGTGGTGGTCCATCCCCTAAAGGAGTTAAAAAATTTATAGAAATAGGGTCTAGATTTTTCAAGTTTGGAGTTACAGTTGTAGCAGTTGTAGCAAAATATGTTTTCCTCATAGGTTTAGCATTAGGGGGTGTTTTTCTCATAATGAAACTGTTAAAGAAAATTGGAGTAGACGGTGCTAAATTAAAAGAAATAGGTGCTATGATGAAAGATGAGTTTTTAAAATACGGTGCAAAGTTAATAAAAAATTTAGAATCAATGATTGAAGGCGCAACACTAATATTTAGTGCGTTATTTGGAGATGGTGATTTTGATGACTTAGTGCAGGGATATTGGTTGTTAATTAGTGGTTTCTTCATGGGCGTTTGGAATTTGTTTTTGGCAATAGCCATGCCTTTATTCAAAGCATATTTCAAAATAGTCACGACTGTAATGAGAGGCCTATACAACAAGTCAGTTGATTGGTTAGAAGAAAGGTGGGATGCTATTATGGACTTTATAGCGTTTATTGGTGCTGCATTAGCATTGGTTGGTTTTATTGTTTCGGCAATCGCAACCTCTCCTGCTTGGGTAACTGCGGCTATTGCTAGTTCTGTAATCGGAGGAGTTCTTTTAATTATAGCCTTTTTAGGAAGGGTTTTCAAACCTTTTGCTAATGGAGGAGTGACTAAAAGTGGTCTTTCTCTTGTAGGAGAAAGAGGTCCGGAATTAGTTAGATTACCCAACGGTTCAAGAGTTCATACAAATCAAGAATCTAAGAGAATGTTAGCAGGTGGTGGAGGCAACAATATCACTGTAAATATTCAAGGTAGGATTGGTGCTTCGGATAGTGAACTAAGACAAATCGCTCAAAAGGTGGGACAAATGATTAACAAAGAAATTAACAGAACAACTTCTTCAAGAGGATTAGGTGCATAATTATGACAGGATTAGCAGGTTCAAATTTAGACCATGCCGTTTTTTTGAAACTAGGGGCCTATAATAGCACTACTAGTTTGACAGAAAACACTATTCCTCTAAAAGTTACTAGTCTTAGCATTACTACTGCTAAAACAATTCCTTCTTTAGAGGTCCCCTTTTCCGGTGCTTTAAGTGGTGAATCTATAACTGCTGCTTTAGATTTAGGTATGGCGAGTAAAAGTATTAGTCTTCAAGGATTTATTCTAGAAGATACCGTAACTAAAAGTTGGGCAGAAGATGACGCTCCTACAGGGGCTAAAACATACACTGCAATAGAACTTGCTCAAATGATACATTCTAGTGTTGACTCCACAGGGCTCCAAACATATCAAGCCATAAATGAATTAGTCTTTTTGTATGATTCTAAAGTAGATGAACAAGGCAGACAAAGAGGTGTAGATGCGGGTGCAGGTAGTGACACCACTCAAGTAATACCCTTCACTTATTCATCTAGAGGAAACAAAAAGGAGAGAGATAATAGAGGAGCAATATTGTCTAACGATTTCCCTACGAATCAATTTTCCGAGGGATTAAAGGGATTTATTCGTAGTTTTGATACTACCATAGATTCGGAAACAATTGATATTTCCTTTAGTATGCAATTTGAAGTTGCTAGAGTTTTCCCTAGTGGAACAATTGCTACTACAATCACTGATGCAATTACTTGAGGTGTTATTATGTATAGAGTATTAACTGGAAAACAAAGAAGTTTGGTCTTTCCTGTTATGTGCAATGCACATGTAAAAATAGATTATTCCGATAATATTCCCAAAGGTGCAGACAATACTTTTGCATCTAGTGATGATATTACTTACGGTTTGTGGTCTTTGAAAGATGCCTTTACTATTGAAACGACTATTACCCCTTATGATGTAAATGGATATAGTAGTGGTTTTTTTACAGTCCCTATACAGACAATCGAGAACTCTAAAAAACTATTTCCTGCGATATTAGCAGTAGGGACTCAATCATTTAATGACTATTTATCTCAATATTATTTGTCTCACAGTGATAAATTAACGCACGAAATGAGAATATTTCATAGTACCAAAGTACAGGTTTCTCTCATAAATGTCACTACACATAGCCATAACCAACCGGCCCAATATAAAATTAGATTTAAATTGATTTTAGGTTCTACTACGACTACTTTAGATAGCGATGTTGTAATTACTCCTTCTAGTGGAATAAATTGGCCTTTGGCAAACAATACAACAAACTCACTAACAAAAGGAGTGTTCGATGCAGAAGGTAAATACACCCATTCTTTTGAAAGAACAACGCATAGTAGTGGTAACAGTGGAACTACCCTTACTTTTTCTTCTACTGCTAGCGATAATTTCTTTGGTGGCCAAGAACTTTTTACTGTAAGTGGAGGTAAAGCAACTTCAATAGGGAAAATAGCAGTAGGGGGGGTTAGGACTACTGCCCCCCATACTGTAACATTAGAAAATAGTCAATCTACTGCTCTAAACTCTACTGATATTTATGTTAAGACCTTGCAGCACCCTTCTTATGTTGATAACTTTAATCACATTGCAGTAACATTTGATAACACTACAAAGTTAATGAGAATATATCTAGATGGTAATTTAGTTGCTAGCACTGTACATACGGCTAGTGATGACTTTGCTTTTGATAGAGAAGATTTCTTTTTGGGTGCAAATGGTACAGGTGGTACAGGTGCTAATACTGCTGCTTCTAACAATCAATTTATGGGAGAGATGCATGAGTTTGCTATTAGTAACATTGCTACTGATAAATTTAACATTTTCAATTTGACTCCTAGATATGCAAATACGCTACTTTATTTTAGATTTGAGGAGGTGGATGAATGACGGTTTATGCTCTTAGAAAAGGCTCTACAGTAAATGCTACAACGACCACTGCGTTAGCAAATGCCAACAATAACATAAATTTTGATTGTCCCACTAATCCTATTTTTAAAGATACAGGGAACTTGGATGATACAAAAAGATTGTTCGCATCAATAACTACTGATGACACATACTCTCCTTCATTTATACAACAACTAGAAGGTAGTGATTCAGCAGGAACCGAATATACTAATTTGGAAAATACTGAGGGCTATAAAATAAAATGTTATAGTGACTATGATTCAAAAGGAATTAGACTTAACGCATTGACTGATTCGGAACTAGCAAGCAATGATTATTTTGTTTTGATACATTCGGATAATGCATTAAAACATCACTTTGCCAAAATAACACAGACATTAACAGATGATGTTTCCGGAGATGTTTTTGAATTTGAGCCTAGGCTTGGAAATCAAATACCTAAAGATACTAAGTTTATGGTTTTCAAAGGTCCTCCTACTACAACAACTTCTTTGGTTGCAGTATCTATGGGTGTTAGGTCAACAGAAGTTACTGCGGGTTCTACAACATATCGAGTAAATAAATCATACATGTGTTCAAGACCTTATTTTTATTTTTACAAAGACCGTCTTGATAAGAAAAATCAATTAGACCACAGCACTAAGTATTATTTGAAGTACGAATCTAATTCATTATCTAGTGCTACCATTAGTGGGTTCAGTAATAAAACAGCCTTTGTCACCGAAGCAGATTTTGGTTTTTCTATAACAGACTACAGTTCTTATTCTATAAGAGCATCACTAGTAGATAATTTGAGGGTTTTGGATGACCCTAGAAACGCTGCTAGTTCTACAAAACAAACCTCTAATGAAGGCCTTACTGCTGTAAATAATGATTTTACCGATTACAATAAATGTTTTTTACATGCTAGAAGACCTACTGCAAATGCTACTACATCTATAACAGGTGGTTCTGCTATGCTTGGTCCCACAAGATATGCCCACTATTCTTTTTCTCCATCTAAGGCTAACTCTGCTCCCTTTGTAATATCTACAACAATGAAAGAATCTGTTGGTGGTCGAGGAGGTTATGCAGAGGCAAAAATGATTGACACTCTAAGAATTATGCCATCTAAGATAAATGACTTCGATTCTTTTAGAATAAGACATCAAGTTCACAATGGACATTTCTTTGAATGGTTTCCTCTCAAGGCAACTATTTCAGCAAATGTTTCCGGTAATGAATATACTTTTTCTGTTGATGGTGATTATGATTTGTCTAATTTATTGACAGTAAATGAAGAAGTTCGTGTTGGAGATAGAGTCTTAAGAGTGAGTGCAATTGACAGTCTAAACACTACTGCTGATACTCAAGATATTACATTTACGGCAGATAGTCGACTAGAAACAGAGAAGGTATTTTCATCGTCATCATACACTCTCTCTAGTGGAGATAGGCTTTACAGGAGGGCATTTAGTAGTTTGAATTCTACACTACTGACAACATTCCCAATAATAGAAGGTAGAGAAAGTGACTTAAGAGTTGTTATTTCCGATATAAATTATGAAGGACTTGAGGCTACGGTGACTGCTTCTAGTACAAATCAAAAACTACTTACTT